GGTGAACGCGAGACCGCATTGAATCCGTGCGCGTAAAATAGTGATAAATCAGTAACATGACGACCGCCGCTCAACACGTATTGAAATCGTTCGGTCCGCACCTTGTGAGGTGGGCGCTTGGACGCATTCGCGCAGGCTCCCTAACTCCAAAAACCTTTGCCGAATGTCACGGCGTCTCGGGTTGCCTATTGACGAAGGAGACCATCCAGAAGGGGCTCACCGATCTGGCCACGACCAACCCGCAGGATCTCCCTCAGTCGATCCGATGATTACCCAACGCGACTACGCCATCCACGCCGGGTTGACCGCGGGGCGGGTGTCCCAGCTTGTAAAGAAGGGGATGCCGTTGACCTCCAAGGAAGCGGCAGACGCATGGCGCGGGATGTCGGCCAAGGGGAAGGTGATGAACCTGCCGGCGCCGGAATCCCCGGGCCCGTACCGGCCACCGGACGCCGAGGGTCAACCCGCCCATGCATCGGTTGCCGAGGATAGCCCGCATGGTGCCTACGAGCGCCAGCGGCAGATCGAGCGTGCTGCCTACGATCTCGCCGTCCAGGCGCTGAAGGGCCACCAGCCCGATGCTGGCCGGTTGGTTGCCGTCCACGCTCAGGCCGCCCGGAACCTGACACAAGCGCAGCAGGAGGTGTTGGACCTGTCGGAGCGCGAGAAGAAGCTGGTCGATGGAAGCTGGGTGCGGAAGGTGATGACCGACCACGACGGCGCCGTTGCCCAACTTCTCCGCGCCATGCCGAAACAACTCGCCGGCCGCATCGCCCCACACGATCCCGAGCATTGCGAACGTGAGCTCGACCGATGGGTGCAGGAGGTTGCCCTTGCCACGCTGCACAGCACCGACCCATGGAAATGACCGACCTCCAGCGCGATCTCGTCGAGTTCCGGCGCAGCCTCTACCGCCCGGCCCAGCGCCAGACGGTCGTCGAGTGGGCGGAGTCCAACTTGCGCTTCACGGCCCGCCAGACCGAGCATCCCGGGCCGTTCTCGACGTCTGTCCGTCCCTACGTCCGGGAGCCGCTCGAATGCTGGAAGCACCCGGGCGTTTCCGAGGTGACGCTGTGCTGGGGATCGCAGACATCGAAGACGACGACCCTAATGGTCGGACTGGCGTGGCTGATCGACCAAGAGCCGAGCCCGGCGCTGTGGCTGATGCCAACGGAAAACCTCGCCCGGTCGTTCTCCAAGTCGAGATGGATGCCGATGTTGGAAGACTCGCCGGCCATGCTCGGGCACTTCCCGGCAGACAAGGACCAGATCACAAATCTGGAACAGCACTTCACCCGCTCGACGCTCACCTTCGTCGGATCCAACAGCCCGGCCAACCTCGCCAGCCGCCCCGTCCGGGTGCTGATCGCTGACGAAGTTGACAAGTTCGCCGACGCAACGGCCAAGGAGGCCGACGCGCTCGACCTAGCCGAGCAGCGCCTCAAGGCATTCTCCAGCTCCAAGGCCTTCATGACCTCGACGCCCACCGTGGTCGAGGGTCGGATCTGGCAACGGTTTCTCCGAGGCGACCAGCGGCGGTTCTACCTTCCGTGTCCCAACTGCCGGGAGTTCATCAAGCTGGAATGGCGGCAGGTCGAATGGTCCGACATCCGCACCGAGGACGGGCGCCACGACCTCCCGAAGATCCGCGCCTCGGCCCGATACGTTTGCCAGCTCTGCAAGGGTAAGATTTCCGACGCCCAGAAGGTCGCCGCGCTACGCCACGGTGAGTGGCGCCCCGAGAATCCCGGAGCCCTCCCCGGCGTCCGGTCCTACCACCTGTCCAGCCTCTACAGCCCCGACCGGAAATGCACCTGGGGCGCTCTGGCCGTCCAGTTTCTGGAAGCAAAGGGATCGATGATGGGGCTCCAGGGTTTCATCAACGGCAACCTTGCCGAGCCATGGGAGCAACAGGACCTCCAGCCCGAGAGGTCGGAGACCAGCAGCGCCGTCAGCGTCGAGGGTGGCAGACGCTATCTGACCGCAGACGTGCAGGCTGTGGCGCCGTTCCTCTGGTGGGTCTGCCGCGAGTGGAAGGACGGCAACTCAACGCTGGTTGCCGCGGGCCACGCCGACGACTTTGCGGCCCTCCGGCGCGTGCAGGTTGCGCTTGGCGTGCACGACATGGACGTGGGCATCGACTCGGGCTTCAATACGCAGGTCGTTTACGATGCGTGCGCGTCGTTTTCGGAGATCACCAACAGCCCGATCACGTTTCCGTCTGGCCTTCGGTATCCGCCCGAAGGAGGACTTCGGAAACCCATGGTCATCGGTTGGCTTCCGATGAAGGGCCGCGAAAACGGGGCACGGTTCACGGCCAAGACGGGAGCCGTTCATCCGTTCGGGTTGTCGACGTCGTCATCCATGCGGACCGACGTGGTGCAGCCGCTCTTGATCTTCGACACCGAGCATCTTCGGGAAATCCTGTCGAGGCTCCGAAAGGGGGACATCGACCGCGACTGGGGCATCCACCAGAGCCCGCCCAGCGTGCAGGCCGAGGGAAGCTATCTTGCCGACCCCGAGACGTACTGGCGGCATCTCGACTCCCATGTTCTGCGGCCGGTGGCAAACCGGGCTGGGCGCATCAAGCACGTCTGGATGAAGCGCAACCAGAAATGGCCGGACCACCTGCACGATTGCGAGATCATGCAACTGGCCATGGTGATGCTCTGGAACGAACTATCCGGATTTTCCGGTGAGTTGACGCAAGGCTAGTCTGCCGCTTCAAGGTTGGCCGCAATGGCCTACAATCCGCGCCGGTGATTACCTACACCGTCGCAACCAAGCGGGCGTTCCTCCGCAGCGTTTACGCTGCGTTGACGGGAACCACCCTGCTTGCCGCGCTGGTGGCCAAATCAACCGAAGCCGCTGCGGCAATCGCAAACGGACAGGTTGTCCGGTCGACGTCTTCGGCTGACGTCTCCGTCGAGTTCGCCGAGCCCGGCAAAGGCGCCCCGACACCGTCCGAAATGGCCGAGATGTGGGAGTCGCTGCTCAACGATTACGACCTCGCCGTTTCGTTCCTCGTGCAGGAAGGCGTTGCCAGCCCGACCGACACCCAGATTTACAACAAGATGATGTCGACCGTGCTGATCGCGGTGACGTCGTTTGGCGGCGACTTCTCGCAGTTCCGCCGCGAGGCCTACATCTCCAACCGGATGACGTGATGGGCTTCCTCGATTCCATCCTGTCGAAGTTCCGGTCTGCGCCTGTCGACCGATACGAGGGCGCCGGCAACAGCCTGCGGCGTTCCTACCTTGACACGTCCTACACGTCCGCCCGGTTCGACGTGTCGTCTTGGACTCGGCAGGCGATTGTTCGAAAGTCGCGATTCTTTGAGCAGAACAACGCGGTGATGAACCGCCTGGGCGACCTTTTCGAGAGCTACACGGTCGGGAGCAACTTCTCGGTTCAGCCTGCTTCGTCGGATCCCGCTTGGAACCTACGGGCCAAGAAGTGGTGGGACGTCTGGTGCCGGTATCCCGACATCGGCTCCCGGCAGTCTTTCGGGACTCTGATGTCGCTGGCGGCACGCGGCTGGTTCTACGACGGCGAGTCGTTCTTGTTGTTGACCAAGGGCGAGTCTGGGCGTCCGCGCCTGCAACTCGTTGAGCCGCAGCAAATCTCGACGCCGACCGGGCAGGAAAACGCTGCCGACATCTTCGACGGCGTGCGGTTTGACCAGCGGACGGGCCGGGCTCTGACCTACTACGTCGGGCAAGAGCAGAAGCAGGGTGAGTTGACCGACATCCGCCCGATCTCGGCCGACTCAATCGTCCACATCTACGAACCGCAGCGCGCAAACCAACTGCGCGGCCTGCCATTTGTGGCGCCGGTCATCAACGACCTGCACGATCTCGACGACCTCCAGAAGCTGGAGATGGAATCCTGCAAGCTGGCGTCCAGCGTTGCCCAGGTCGTCAAGACGTCGTCCGGCGAGGTGCAGGCAACCAGCCTCCGGTCTGGCGTTGGAGGGTCTCAGGGAAGCGCCCAGACCTACTACGAAAACGTCTTCGGCGCCCAGGTCAAGGTGCTGAAGTCCGGCGACGAGTTCGAACAGTTCATGTCTGACAGGCCGTCGGTCAACATGCGCGACTACTGGCGCCAGTTGACCGAAAAGGTCTGCGCCGGTGTCGGGATCCCATACGTCTTGGTCTATCCCGAGTCGATGCAGGGCACGGTCTACCGCGGGGCCTTGGATATGTCGGCGGTCTGGTTCCGCGCTCGTCATGCGGTCATGGCGTCCGCCGCCCGCCGGATCTGGGAATACGTGATGGAATACGCCATCCGCGTGGATCCGACGCTCAAGGATTCGCCGGACGACTGGTACGAGGTGGCCATCCAAGCGCCCCGTGCTCCCAACGTGGACGTCGGCCGAAATTCCGCCGCCCAGCTTGCCGAGCTGGAGGCCGGCGTCACGACTTACGACGAAGTCTATGGCGCCCGCGGCATCGACTGGCGGTCGGCGCTGGAGGCCAAGGCGCAGCAGGCCAAGTTCATCCATGAGCTTGCCGAGAAGTACGATGTCGATGTCTCGGAAATCAGCCGAGCCCAGAAGCTCCCGATTGCCCCGGAGCCGGCCGAAGCCGAGGAGGTCGAGGTCGAGGAACCCGAGGACATGATGCCCCCGACCCCTGCGCCTACTGCCTCGGTTGCGAAACCAAAACGGAACCGGAGAAAGAAGAAATGACCAAGGTGAACAACTGGCTGTCCTACAGCCCGCGAGCCGCTGCCAACGAGCCGGCCAACATCCAAATCTTCGACCAGATCGGCGAAGACTGGTTCAGCAATTCCGGCGTCACGGCAAAGTCGTTTGCAGAAACCCTGCAAGCGGTCGGGCCCGGTCCGCTCAACGTCGAGATCAACAGCCCGGGCGGCAACGTCTGGGACGGCTTGGCCATTTACAATATGCTGCGCGGTCGGCAGGCCCCGGTGACCACCAAGGTTGTCGGCGTTGCGGCTTCCATCGCTTCGATCATCGCGCTGGCTGGCGACACCGTGGAAATCGCGGACGCCGCCTTGATGATGATTCACGACCCGTCCGGTCTTGCGGCCGGCACGTCCGAGGACATGAGGAAGATGGCCGACGCTCTCGACCAGCACGCGGCCATCCTCGCCGGAGTCTACGAAAAGAAAACCGGCAAGACCGCATCGGCGATCCGTGCGGCCATGAAGGCGGAAACGTGGTTCACGTCCGCCGAGGCAATCGACTTTGGCTTGGCTGATTCGATCACCGAAAAGCAGCCCGCCATGCAGGCCAACGCCGCCCGCGCATGGGTGAGTGCGGCTCTCTCCAAACTTTCGACCGGCAGCACCAACGCTGTCGCCGATGGCGCGAACACCGCGCCGACATCACAGACACCACACAACATGGAAACCAAGACCCCTGATCCCGTGGTGCCGGCTGCTCCCGCTGCGCCGGCCCCTGCCGCCCCTGCCGCCATCGACATCGAGGCCATCGTCGCAAAGGCCGTCGCCGCCGCCATCTCGGCCAAGGCTCCGACCGCCGCGCCGGCCCCCGAGCCGATTGCGCCGCGCATCGAGAACATCGGCAACCCTCTGATCGAGGCCCACCGAAAGATGCAGGCCGGCGCCGAGCGTCGCGACTTCCTCGTCAAGAACCACGCTGAGCTTCTGCGGCAGGCTTCGATCCACGCGCCGCAGAACGCCAACACGTTCACCTCCACGCTGGTGGTCGACTATCTGGCCGACGCGCTTATCACCGTTGCCCCGACCCGGCTGGCTCTGGTCAACGCCTTCAGCCGCAACGTCGGCCTGGACAACCTGCGCCCGCTGGCCGTTGTCCGCGTCAAGCGGTACACCACCGGCACCGCCGCCCAGACGAATCCCACCAACTGGGAGACAAACAACGACTCGCAGCTCGCCGCCACTTCGGTGACGGTCGATCAGATCAGCAAAAACTTCACGGTGACCCAGCAGGAGCTCAACCAGGGCTTCAGCCTCGCCGACCTCGCCGCCGGTTCCGCCGACCTGTTCGCCTACGGCATCAGCGACAAGCTGACCGCCATCATGACCGCCGCCAATTTCGGCACGGCCATCACGATTGGCACCGCGGCCAACTTCGACTCCAGCGACCTGCCGGCGATCCTCGCGGCCGCGAAGAACTACCGCTCCAAGAACCTGATCCTCGACGGTGGCCACATCGCCAGGATCCAGTTTTCCGGTCTCACCACCGCCGCTGCCGGCACCGTGGCGATGCCCGACAGCCGATACGGCCCGCTCAACAACGGTCGCTTCGGCTTCGACGTCATCGCCGAGAACAACCGCTGGACCGGCGCCGAGACCAACGCGGCCGGCTTCGTCTGCGGCCCTGCCGCCATCGCCATCGCCGCGGGCCTCCCGGTTGGAATGGTTGCCGGTGAGTTCATCGAGCAGCGCGCCGTGACGACCTCCAACGGTCTGTCCGCCTTGCTTTCGGTCTGGTACAGCCGCGCCACCCGCTCCCACATGGCGTCCTACGACATCATGTTCGGCGCCGCCACCGGCGACACCACGCAGGCCGAGGTCCTCATCACCGCCTAATCAACATGAGGCTCGCAACCACCATCTCCGTGGACAAGAACGGCAAGTCTAAGCTCGTGTCTGGTCCCGAGGTTGGCGCGGATCTCCAACGCGACAACTTCAACACGGCGAACGTTCCCGAGGGAGGCAAGCTTGTCCTGTTCATTCAGGGAGCCCTGGCACCGAAGATCCGCAAAGGATAGCAGTCAAACCCGGGGGCCTCGGCAATCCGGCCGGGGCCCCCTCATCCGAAAAACAACATGGCGCTGCAATCAGACATCTCGACCGAATACTCGATGGGCCGGCACGGCAGTTTCGTCACGTCGTCGACCTCGACCCAGACCGGCAATTACGCCGCAATCGAATGCGTGGTCCCGACCGCGTTTGTATCGGTCACCGGAGAAAACATGAGTGGCTATGGGCCGTCCGTGACGTTCCCGGCCGGGTTTCAGATCCGGGGCATCATCTCCGCGTTTCAGATCGCCAGCGGCACCGTTCAGGTGACACTCGCCCGCTCGTAACATGAGGTCAGCAATCGGCATTGGGATCAACAGGGAACGGATCGCCGACAGCGGCGGTCTCGACCTGCCAATCATGCGCCGAGACCTGTTGCAACAGGACGACTTTTTCGTGTTCCAAGAGGACAACTCCAAGATCGTCCTCAGCCTTGGAACCTACGACCGGATTGCCACCGAGCAGGGCACCGACCTTTTACTGATGGAAGACAACTCAAAGTTCACACTCACCGTTTACTGACCTATGCCCGACGCAAAAATCACGGCCTTAACGGCTATCTCTGTCATCGACCCCGCTGTCGATCCGCTGCCCATCGTCGACGTGTCGGACACCGCCATGGCGGCTTCCGGCACGACGAAGAAAATCACGATCAACCAGCTCCTCGGCGCATCCGGCACCGCCACCCTCGCCTCCGCCACCATCACCGGCGATCTGACGGTGGATACGAATACGCTGTTCGTGGATGCGGCGAACAATCGGGTGGGCATTGGGACGGCGAGTCCGGCTGCTCCACTAAGCATTGGAAGTGCTATTTCGCGTTACCTTCTTGCCGACGGACAAACCATTGGTTCCAGCTATGCAGAAGTCACAACGACAGGTGGAAATGCAAACTACGGTGTTGTCAATTCTGCTGCTACGTTGTTCACGAATGCGCTTGCGAATGCGTCATTCTTTGGTTCTGGAAACGCGACTCCTCTTCAATTCATAACCAACTCAACTTCGCGTTATGAAATATCGTCAACCGGCGTAGCTACATGGTCCAACGTCGGCGGAGTCGCTGGCACCGCCATGACCCTCAACTCCACCGGACTTGGGGTGGGGGGAAGTGCTTCCGCTCGTATCCACGCGATTGATTCTGGTGGAGTTTGCGCTTTGTTCACACGCGCCACTGCCCCCGCTGCCCCGTTGTCTGCAATAACCATCCAAGCTCCGGTTTCTAGCGGGTTTAGCAGCAATCCGGTGATGAATTTTTGGTTTCAGAACGCCGGCATTTCAAATCCTGCTAATGAGTGTTTTGCCATTCGCACTAGCAGCGCTGACCGTCTCTATGTTGACGCAGCCGGCAACGTCGGCATCGGAGTTAGCACGTTTGGAACCTCTGCCGCTAAGGTTCTCTCTATTGGAACCGGAACTGAGCCGACCACCGGACCTGCTGGATCTGTTCAGTTTTTTACATCTACTCGCTCAGCAAATAACACCATTCCAGCGATTTTCACCGAGGGTTCTGGTGTCACCAACGCGGCAATCACAAACACGACTGTTACAAACAAGATTGCTATCAAGGTCAACGGAACGATTTATTACCTGCTCGCCACAACCTCTGCCGCCTAATTTATGACCATCCTCTGGCTCATCGAACGCCTTCTCACCAAGCCTGTTGAAGGCTCCAACACCGATGTCGTAATCACCGCCGACTGGCGTTGCAACGGCACCGTTCAATCGCCCACTGAAGCCTACAGCGGCACCTGCTACGGTTCGTGCAGCTTCGCGCCGCCGAGTGGTAGCTTCACGCCTTACGAAGACCTCACCGAAGCGCAGGTGCTGGACTGGTGCTTCGCCAACGGCGTCAACAAGAGCGCGATTGAAGCCAACGTCACCGCGCAGATCCAGAACCAGATCAACCCGCCGGTGGTGAGTTTGCCGCTGCCGTGGTTGCCGCATGTTGACGTGGTTGTTGCCGATGCTCCTACCGCTGTATGATCAAGATCGAACTCACGCCGCAGCAGTTCAACCAACTCTATGAGCTGCTCGTCATTGGAATGAAGGCCGGCAACGTCAACAACATGAAGGTCGGCATCCCGCTGGTGGAAATCCTCGAAACAGCAGCAGCCCAACACAAGCCCGAGTGAAACCATGCCACCCGTTGACACCCACGAGCTTGAGGTCCGAATCGTGCGCCTCGAAACCACCATCGGTGACAAGGATTCCGGCCTCGTCTCCGACATCCACGGAATCAAAGCCTGTGTCGAGGGGCTGAAACAGTTCCAATGGAAGCTGTTCGGAGGCCTCGCGGTCATAGTCGTTCTCGCCCAAATGTTCGTTAGAATCGTACTGAAATGAATCCCAACATCGCCTCCCTCATCCGCCACGCCCTCACCGCCGCCGGTGGCTTCCTCGTCGCCAAGGGTGTTGCCAGCACCGAGCAAATCACCGAGCTGGTCGGTGCGCTGCTGTCGCTGGCCAGCGTCGGCTGGTCGATCAAAAACAACGCCAAGAAGGAATGAGCGCAGGCTGGATCTACCAGATCATCAAAGCCTTCCTCGACTTCTTCCGAGAAACCCCGCCCACCGATGTCCAGCACGGCCAAGCTCCCAAAGCTCTCAAGGATGATCTGGTTGCTCGTGTTGCCGATCTTCCCGGCCTGCCAACAGACCAAGGTGGTCTTGGTGCCAAACGGTGACCCGGTGATGCTGGCCAGACCAACCAAGGCGAGCGTCTATGGCTTCGACAAGGACAAGAAGCTGGTCGGGCCGTCAACCGTGACGCTTCCGGCTGGTTGGTACGCTCTCCCGAAATGACGACCGTCACCAACGACATCCCCCGCGGCGACCGCTGGATCGTTCCCATCACCGTGACGATCCCGGACGAGCCTGCGTTCGACTGGACCGGCATCCAGGGCAAATGCGAGGTCCGAAACGCTGACGACCTGTCGCTGATCCACACGCTGACGTTGACGGCCGATCTCACCACGGCAGGCGCCGCCACCTTCAAGCCCGAGTTGACCGGAGCGCAGACCATCGCCCTCGACATCGGGGACAAGCTCATCGCCGATGTCGTAATCTGGCGAACGTCGCCGGTTTTCGGACCGCACACGCTGATGAAGTTCAACCTGTCCATCGTTCGGCGCATCACCGTCACGACATGAGCGACATCGCTGTCCAGATCAAGGAACAGGTCTATCAGGTCAACTTCCCGCGCTACGTCGCCGGAAACGTTGCCGGTGGCGCCGTGGCGTGGAATGACGTCACCGGGAAGCCGGCCACGTTCCCGCCGTCCGCGCACACTCACCCGATCTCCGAGGTCATCGGGCTGCAAGACCGCCTCGACGAGGCCGACGGGACGAAGCTCAATCAGGCGACCATCAAGCTGGTCCGCAAGTCTACCGCCGGCACGATCACGAAGGGGCAGGTCGTCTACATCGTCGGGTCCCAAGGCACCCACCTGACCGTCGAACTAGCGGACGCAGACGCCGAGGCCACGGCTGCGACGACGGTGGGCGTTGCGCTCGAAACGATTACCAATACGGCCGAGGGGTTCATCATGGTGCAGGGGCTCTTGGAGGGCCTGAGCAATCTGCCCACGGCGAGCTTCACCGACGGCGCCGCCCTGTGGCTGAGTTCGACGGCTGGCGGGTGGACGACGACGCGGCCGACCCAGCCCGCGCACGGCGTGTTCCTCGGGTGGGTGGTCTCCGCATCCAACGGCGCGTCGGGTCGGGCTTACGTCAAGGTCATCAACGGGCAGGAGCTTGAGGAACTCCACGACGTCCTCATCACCAGCCCGACCAACGGTCAGGTCCTCACCTACGATGCGTCCACCGGGCTCTGGAAGAATCAGGCCGCATCGGGCGGAGGCATCACCAACGGTCAATCCATCGTCAACGCTCTGATCTTCGGATGAAATCCTTCATCGCCCCAAGCTACACGTTCACGCCGGGCGCCTCGGGCGTCGGCACCGTCAACCTGTCCGGCATCTCGGGCTTTGACATCAAATACCTGGTTGCCGTCATCAACCAGACCCGCGGCGTCGTCATCTACTCGACCGGCGACACGGCCACCCGATACACGAATCTGTCCGGGACCACGTTGACGCTCAACGTCGACACCTCGACGCACAATTCTGGCGACGTGCTCCAGGTCATCTACGAGGTCACAAGCTCTGACCCGTTGACCAACACCCAGCTTCGGGCCTCGGCGGTTCCGGTCTCGGCATCGTCACTTCCGCTGCCATCCGGGGCAGCAACGCTGACCGAGCAACAGTCACAGACCACGCTGCTCGGAACCATCGACGCCGACACGGGCGCGATTGCTTCCTCGGTTGCCAGTCTGGATTCCAAAAACCCGGCGCTGGTCGGTGGCCGTGTTCCGGTCGATGGGTCCGGCGTCACTCAACCCGTCAGCATCGCATCCTCGGTGGCGGTGACTGGCCCGCTGACCGATGCAGAGCTTCGGGCGTCTGCGGTTCCTGTTTCGATTGGCGCAATGGCCTTGCCAACCGGCGCTTCAACGCTGGCCGAGCAGCAGACTCAAACGGCCAGCCTCGGGCTGATCCAAGCCGACGCGGACGAAACCGTAAATGCGCTGGAGGCCTTGAGAATGGCCATCCAATCGCTGACGCGCACGGTTGGCCAAGTTCAACCCGACACCGCTGCCCGTATGCGCGTGGCCATCGACGCCATCTCCGGCTCGCTGACGCTGGCAACCGTCAGCACCGTGACAACCGTTTCAACAGTCACCACCTGCTCCACCCTGACCAACCAGACCCAAATCGGCGGTCTGGCGGCTACGGAGCAAATCCCGTCGCTGATGCGACTCGGGGCGGATTCTGCGCGCCGAAACATTTCAGTCACCTGACCTATGGCTACAACCAACGGAAACCGGAAGATCCTCGACCTCAAGCGCTGGGAGTTCTGCACGCCGAGCCCCAACGCCACCGCTGCCGCCACGTTCATTGTTTCGTCGAGGCACTACCGGCAGCAGCAGCTTCACGTCGTCAGCAACACGGTTGCCAACCTCTACAACCCACAAGAAGACGGCTGGATTGCTGTCCCCTCGCCCGCGCTGGCCGGCACGTTTGGCGCCGGAGCCTGCGGCGTGGCTGGGTCGTTCAGCACGGGCACCACGGTGGCGGCCTCAAGCCTGACCGCTACGGCCGGCACCACGACGACGATCACGACCAACCAGACGCTCGCCCGCGACCTCCGCGGCTACAGCGTCTACTTCGTCGGCGGAACCAACGCTGGCAAGACCAAGACCATCGCCAGCAACACGATCGGCACCAACGCGGTCATCACCTTTGATTCTGCCGAGGCCGTGGCGTTCGATGCGACGAGCCAATACCGGCTCAAGACGCCGGTCTTCTACGTCCTCGGGGCGGGCACCTTGGCGGCAGGGTCGTTCCGCAAATACGACTTCGCCACCAACACCTGGACGACGCTGGCCATCACAGGACTTGCCGCAACCATCGGCACCGATGGCCGAATGATCTCCACGCCTGCTTGGATCGACAACGGCTTCAAGAGCTTCGCCACCGGCACAGCCACGGCTGGCGGGGCCTCGACGCTGACCAACAGCGCGAAGGCGTGGGCGACCAACCAATGGACCAATTACCAGATCCGCATTTCCGGCGGCACGGGGGCTGGCCAGATCCGCACGGTGGCGTCCAACACCGGCACGGTTATCACGGTGTCGGCCGCATGGACGACTCAGCCGGATGCGACCTCGACCTATTCGATCGAGGGCAACGACGACTTCATCTACTTCATCGGCAACAACGCGGTGACGCTCTACCGCTACAGCATTTCCGGCAACGCATGGTCAACGCTGACCCCGGGCGTGGCTCGTGGTGGCGCTCCGGGCGCTGGCATGGGCGGCACTTGGATCCACAGCGTGTCGGCCGCCGACTGGAACAATGAGAACCTGATTCTCAATGGTCGATACATCTACAGCTTCCGAGGCGCTGCCGGTGCGCTTCTGGACCGCTACGACATCGCCGGCAACACCTGGGCCGCGATCACCTACAGCCCGGCCGTCGAGACGTTCACCACGGGCACCAAATATGCCTATTGTAAGGACCGGCTCTACATTCAAAAGGAAGCCACGGGCCGGTGGTTTGCCTACGACCTCGCGGAAAACGCCATGCAGCCGTTTGGGACGACCACCTACACGCAAGGCGCCGCTGTTCTCGGGGACACCGCGTTTGACGTCACCTACAAGGACGGGGCCACCGAGATCGACTACGTATATTTCCTTCTCAACACCTCCACCGTCCTGCTTCGGCAGATGGTCATTTGACCCATGAACATCCAGCATCTCATCGCCATCGTTGAACGTCGCATCGTCTACCTCAGCCAAGTCAGATCCAGCGCCGAGGCTCTCGGCGACATCGAGCGCGTTGCCGCCATCGATGCCGAGGTGAACGAGACCAACGCCACCTTGGTCAAGCTCAGGACGCTTCTGTGACCATCATCGGCACCAGCCTGCAGCAGGGGATGTCGGTTCTCGCCAAACTCATCGGCGAGCCGGCGTTCCTTTGGAAGGGTGCCGCCGTGGACTGCATCCCGGCCTCGGTCAACGATGCCAACAGCGTCGTCCCGGGTGGAATGCAGGACGACGTCCAGATGCGGCTTCTGGTCAAGATCCAAGACTGGTTGTCGGCCGACTCAGCCATCGTCTTGGTCGACGACACGGTTGCCGTGCTTGGCGACGACGAGCGACCCAAGCCGATCATCGGACGGACGCTGACATACAAGGGGAGGCTCTACCGCATCACCCAAGTCCGTCAGGATCCCTCTGGCGGGTTCTACCAGATCAACCTCGCCAGCCCGCGTAAATGAGGCCCGTCGTCTACATGGATGTCAACACGACCCGCTTCGACGAGGCCATGAAGCGTTACCTGTCGACGACCAAGCGGGACTTGGACAAGGCGATCAATGCACGGTTCTTCTACCTGTTGGTCCGTCTGTTTGTTTTGGTTCCGCCCAAGAGCCCGGGGCAGGAACGTCGGAGAATCGGCGACTATCTCGCCAAGCCAGTCGGAGACATCAACCGAAAGGACGCCAAAACCGGGCGCCGGGTTGGCCGGAGTCGGATCCTGCGACGGGTGCATTTGATCGCCCAAGCCCGGCAGGCGAAAGAGGGTGGCCGAGGACTCTACGGCAGGCGGATGAAGGATGCGGCATCGGAACTCATGCGAAAAGCCATCGGATCCGTTGGCTACCTCCGGTCCATGGTCGTCAAAGGCATCCGGGTCTACAACCGAGGGTTTTCTCAATTTCAATCGGCCAAACACAAGCCTTTGGTCAAGCCGGCAGGCTACAGGCCCCCAAGGAAGACCAACGCCGCGCTGGTGGCATTGGCCAACCAGTACGGCTTGCCAGAGGAAAACGTGGCCGTCCACAAGGGAACGCGTGCGCGTGGTTACGAGGCTGTCCCGGGCTGGAATCCGACGGCATCCATCACGATGACCGCTGGCATCGCCGACAACCAGGTTGGCCGCGTGCAGGGCATCTACAACCCGGCCATGCAAAAGGCCCTCGACGACGAGCGTGCCGAGCTGGAAGCCCACATGGCCGAGGCGCTCTTGATCAACGCCGATGAACTGGTCAAGAATGGCATCGACGTCAAATGAACGGTGTCGCCCTTAGAGCCGAGCTTGCGCTTGCCGAATACCTTTCGGCGGCATCGTGGCCTGACGACGCCGAGATCCTGCTGGAGGACGGGAACCTGCTGCTACTCGAAAGCGGATCGTCGGTCATCTACTCGCGAGGCCTCGGGGCGCCCGACGTCCTGCCGTCGTTTGCCCGCGGCGAATACGAGGACGAAGACGAGCAGGACACGATGCCGGCCTTCCCGCGCATCGTTGTCTCCGCGCAGTCGGCAATGCCGATGCAGCGCGACGACCTGACCTGTGAGGTCCAGATTCAAGTCGAGCTTCAAGTCTCCGCCGACGATTCAACGCGCCTCGACATCCGCGAAACCGTTGGGCGCCTCGACGGTCTCATCCTGCCGCTGTTTGATGAATCCGGGTCGGCCGTCCTGAATGCCGGGGTCGATTCCGAGTGGGGCCCGTTCACCGCCCAGTTTGCGGTTCCGTCGGACTTCGGCCAATCGTCTGTCTCCAACCGCTCGCGCACGTTCCAGCGCACGTTCAGCCTCTTTTGTTCAGCAACCACCTAACCACCACCCACCATGGCTAATTCACAGGGCCGCGTTTATCGCTTCGGAGCGCCGGCCACCCTCGCCCTCTACGATTCCAACAACAACCTTGTTATTACCGGGTACGTGTCGCCGGATATGGAGTCCTACGACCTCACCCACGAGGCCGACTCCGAGGAAGTCCGAAACAGCGCCGGCGAGGTCGTCGGGCATATCGGCTACAACAACCGGCTGACCCTGACGGTCAACTTCATCCCGGCCGCTGGCACAAGCGCCGACGCGCTCAAGGCCATGTCCCTGCCGGACGTCAATGGCACGTGCATCATCACCGGGGCGCCCGCGGTCCAATGCGGCGGGTACGCTGACGCGATCAACGCCGCGACCGGCAACCGCTGGATCTATGCCGGCGGCGGGTCGCTGAAGTTCACCCAGACCGGTAAGGTCACGGGCACAATCACCTTGAAGCGGTACACCAATTTGACCGCCTCGGGCGCTGCGTTGGGCCTGTGACCGGCTTGGCCGACATCCTGAACGCAGCTTGTCCTGCGACTCCAACTGTGCTCGGTCTCCGCATGGAACCGTTCACGGTTGGCCACGCCATCCTGTTGCACAGGCTGGAATCCCCTTTTGTCACCGGAGGGGAAATCACCTCAAGGTCGCTGGTGGAGGCTGTTTTGGTCTGCAGCCAATCCGCCATCGAGTCAGTCAAGGCTATGGCATCACCATTCCGATGGCTTCCGCTTCGACTCATGCGGTCTCGGGTTCAGCGGTCGAATCTTCTCCAAGAATGCGAGACCATGAAGTCTTGGATTGAATCTCAAACCGACTGCCCGGAGGTTCTTCAAAAGCCTGGATCTCGCGCAAAACGACCTGCAATGCCGTGGCCGGAACGGCTTCTCGTTGGACTGGTGGACATTGGTTTCAGCGAATCGACAGTCGTTCAAATGCGAGTTGTTGATGCAGAACGGCTCTATTTGACGCGGGCTGAGATGAAGGGCGATGTTGAATTGTGGTCCGATAGAGACGAGGAGTTGTGGCGCTACGCTCAGGAGCATTCAGCCAATCGAAACTGACCAATGGCAATCTTCTCTCTCATCGCCAAGCTGGGGCTCGACGGCACTGCGTTTGAAAGCGGGCTGAAACGCGCAGGCAGCTTGACCGACAAGTTCCGAAACAGCATTGGCGCCCAGCTTGGCGCAGCGCTGTCGGTGGCTGCGGTCGCAAGTTTTGCGTCCAAAGTGGTCGAAACCGCCGATGCTGTCGGTGACCTGTCGGAGCAGCTCAACATCAGCACCGACGACGTCCAGCGTTTGCAAGTCTTGGCCAGCCAGACAGGGGTTTCGTTTGAGACGATGGCAAAGGCCATCACAAAGGTCTCTCAAGAACGCCTGAAGGCTATCGAGGAAGGCGGAAAGGCTAGGGAGTATTTTGCGGCATTGGGCATTTCGGTCGGCGAGCTAAACAACAAGAGCCTCTCAAACATCCAGCTAATCACCAGAATGGGCCAAGCCCATCAGGATGCCGGAAAGAGCGCGCAGACTCAGGCTGCCATTATCGAGCTGCTGGGCGAAAAGGCGTTCAAGGCTGCAGGTGCAATTTCAAAGATCAACGAGCTTGGACCGATTGACCTCATAACAAAAGAGCAGATTGAAGCCATAGGCCAAATGGCCGACCGCATTGACGAAATCAAGCGGCAGATTGTTGTTCAGGCTGTTCCTGCGGTCAACTTTTGGGCGGATGCGATGGAAAGGGCAATCCGAGACGAAAAGGACCTTGCAGATGGATGGAAAGGAATCGGTCAAATGCTCATGGGAAAGGGGTCAATCACCAAAGCCGCCATCCAAGAGGCGTTTGCCTCGCCTGAGGAAGCTTCAAAACGCTTTGAGCCTTTGCCGATAATGCGTGGCGCTATTTCGCGGATCGACATGAGAAAGAAAGAGACGGTCCTAGGAGGCAAGGACGCTCCAATCTGGGCGCAGTCGCTGTTGAATCAGGCGAGATCGCAGACATCGGAAATCAGGGGCGTAAGGAACAACACAGCACGCACGGCAAAGGCCGTCGAGGAATAACATGGCCACGATCCAAGGCATCCCCAACCCGACGGCGCTTGAATACATCGAGGTCAGCCGCGGTTACGAAAATGTCGGCAACGGTCGGGTTGTCACGCTTGTCTTTCGCGGATCAAAAGACGCCCTGAGAATCGCCTCGGCCCAATGGGTCGCCCTCGGTGCTCGGTATCAGATCCGAGAGGACGGCCCCTACTCTGAGGCGACGGTCACCATCGGTGGCAACGACTTTGATCCGGGCACGCCGATTTCCGAGCAGTCGGCGCCGCTGCCTGGACAGGTTGAGGCCGACTACCGATACGAGTTCCGCACCGACTACTTCGAACAATCTTTGTTCGCTTTGCCGGCCGTCTCAAAGGAAGCTGATGCCACAGGCAATCCAATGGCCTATCGGTTCATCATTGAAACGGCCGCAAAGAATGGTGAGGCGTTGCCGATGCCGCCCGAAAGTTTCGTCGGAAATCTTCCCTTGGCTCAAAAGGTGTGGCGATCCCTTTATCGCGGTGAGGATTCAATCTCTGTGGCCCGGGTCAGCCTCACCCGCATCGGGACGTTTTCCGGCAACCTCGGCCTTCCTCAGATTCCGCAGGGCATCCCGCCGGTCTACAGGCCTGTTTCGTTTGGAATCGTCTGGGGTCTCCCGACTTCCGTTCAATCCATGCTTCCACGGGTGCCGACCGATCCAGCAACGGGTCAAATCCTAGCACCGAGCGGCACCGAGTGGGGCTGGAAGCAGACCAACTATTCATCCAGCCTTGTCACGAAGACCAATCAGGTCGAGCAGGTGATCTCTTGGACGTTTGCTCCCTACGCCACCGACATTTATCCGTTCTTCTAACCCTAACCCACACCCTCCCCATCTATGGCTGACGAAATCCAGATGACCGCGAGGCTTTATGCCTCCAAAAATGGCGCTTACCTCCCGAGCGTCACCTACACCAAAACCGCCACCATGGTCGGCGTCGACATGGGCTCCCAGACGCAATCCATCGGCACCGGCGCTTCCGAAGTCCTCGACGTGCCGGTCGACGTGACCAGCCCGTACAAGGTGCTGATCTCCAACCTCGACTCAACCAACTACGTCGAATTGTCGTTCACGTCCGGCTTTGCCGCTGGTGCCGGCACGATGCGCCTGCCGGCCGGCGAGACGATGCTGATCCCGTACATCAATACCAACTTGTACCTGATCGCCAACACGTCGGCGGTGACGATTCAGGCGACCTTCTGCGAGATCTAACCGACCACCCGCCATGGCAAACGAGATCGAAATGTCGGCGCGGCTCTACGCCTCCAAGGGCGGGGCCTCGATCAATCCGCTGACCTACACGGCCGTCGTCAACATGACCGGTCGGGACATGGGGCAGCAGACGCAAGACGTCGGGAACACCTCCGAGCCGCTAGACACGCCGAGCGATCTGGCGCTGCCGTACAAGCTGCTGCTGGTCAACCTCGACTCACAAAATGGAGTCTACATCCGGGTCAGGGACGCGGGCACCTACCCGACATTCGTTCAGGCCATCCTTGTGCCGCCTGGCGAGTTCGCCCTCATCCCGCGCATCGAGTCGGGTGTGGACGTTCACGTCCTGTCGACCTCGGGCGTCGTCAAGATCATGACGCAATACTGCGAAATCTGACGCCATGCCGATCCAACTGCCTGCCAAGCTGGCCGAGCGCGGTCTCAAGTCCGACCACGCCCGGGCGATCAACCAACTGATCGAGGCCGTCCGTAGGGTCCAGCTTGTCGCTGGGCCCGGGCAGCGGGTCGAGCAGAACGCCAACGGCACGGTGCTCAAGTTGCAGCCTGGCACCACGATCACGCAGACGTCCGAGGAGTCCTGGTTCTACTGACCCACCATGCCCTACGCCGTCGACCGCCGGGAGAAGATGTGGACGGCGGCGAACCTCAACAGCCTCTACAGCCGCTTCGATCAGAAGTGCGCCCGGGTGCTGGACGACAAGTCGCCGCTGTTTGCCAACTCGAAAGACGGACCGTGGGTCGGGCAGTATCCCTACGGCGTCTGGTACGTCTATCGGAACGACCCGGACTCCTGCCGGCGCTTGGTCGACGACGGGGCTGTGCCCAACCCGTCCATCCCGGGCATCGGCAGCGGCTACCGAGACGAGCACAACGAGGTTGCCGCCCGGATCGAGCTGTCGAAGCTGGAGAACAAGCACGTCGACGTCGAAGGTGGGCAGGTCTACGTCGACCGATTCGTTGGCGCCGGCGATCCGTTCACCTGCGACGTCGGCCGCATCCACTTCTCCTTCGAGGTGCACCGCCGGGAGATCGCCGGCGTGCCCTACGACGTCCACCTCGGCTGGGATCCGACCACCGCGGGGCTGACCTCCTACGTCCGCGGCAGTCTTGGCCCCATCGACCCGACGCTGCCGCCAGGCCGGATCCACAAGCACCGGCTGGCCGTCGCCGAGATTGCGGTCGAGGGCCTGACCGCGTTTTCGATCCTGCGGACTTATCAGCGCTTCGACTGCTGGAGGATCCACAACTGCGGCGACAACGTGCTCCGGGTCAACCTGCAGAACCCGGACGGCAGCACGACGCCCCACTTCGTCCCCAAGGGTGGATGCCGTGCATTTCGCCGGAAGCCTGACGGCAACTGGATCAACACTTGGCCGGGTGGCGGTGTCTGCACCTATTTTTTCCCGTACCTCACCGGCGACGTGCCGTTCTTTGCGGGCGGGCCTCCGGAATGGTCCGCCAACGCTACGGAATCACCCTTCCTAGCCTTGGAACGGTCGGCTGCGGCCAACAACGTCGCCAACCCGTTTATCCTGCTGGAATGGCGCAGGGTGATGGGAGCGGTGCACGATCCGTTCGCCTCCTACGACATCCGGCAGATCTACCAAGGAGTCTATGGAGACCCGGGCGCATTCGGCAACGGTGTGGGCGACTGCGTGTTCACCTGGGGCCGTGCCCGTGTCACCTACTCGGACGCCACCGGCAATGTCTTTGACCAGCGGGTCGTCCGGTTCAGCGGCGCCGGCACCCTGGTGGCCGGCCTTCGGTCTCTAGGCATGACCGTGGTCGAGAACGCCACCAGCCTGACCCTGACCTCCAACCGCGGCATCATTCGGATCTACCCGGTCGACGCCAACATCTTCACCACCGCATCCGATGCCTTCTGGGAGATCGGCGGGTCGCCGGTGACCATCTCGACCGTCTACCCGCAGACATTCATCCGATCCAATGGCGCCAACTTCTACGAATCGAAGTCCTGGTCGGCAGGAAACGAGGTGACCATCTTCGACTCCATCATCGACCTGCGGAGGAAGGTTGCGGTGGAGGAGGGATTCCTCAACAACTACGACGACGCCCCGGACATCCTTGAGGAGAAGGTCTCCACCGTCACGATGACACCGATGGGGCTGGTCGTCCGGGCGACAAGTTCCACAGGCATCTCCGGCGACCTTTTGGTCAACTACGAGGCCAACGCAGACAACGAGTCGCTGTGGATCAGCGACCGCCCGATCAACTGGGGCGCCGGCCCATGGGCCAATAGCCGCTACACGTCCACCACTCGGATCTACTACCTGCACCGGGAGCGCAGCACATCGTCTCCGCTGTGGTCGAACCTGTTCCCGGGGATGTCGCTGGCCACCGTCAGCGGCTCCTACAGCTCGCAGGCGGTCAACACCGCATTCATCCCCCCGGGCGGCCCGTGGGGCTTCTCATCGTCCATCTACGACACCGAGAAGGCCCGGGCCTTCGGCTTCTCGGAATCCAGCACCGAGACCCGCGGCTGGGGCGCCGACTTCTGGATCGACAAGTGGGGCGGTGCCGAAGGTGGGGACGCCTCGGTACGGATTCCGGGCAGCCCCAACCGGACCCGGCAATACGAGCGCATCGTCGACCCGTTCACCTTGGACGAGCTGACCGGGCAGATCGAAAGCCGCATCGATGACATTTTCAAGGATCAGGACCAGGCTGCATTCGCTGCCACGGTGCCGCTGCCGGTGACCGGGGCGGCCAATTACAAAGAGGGCCTGACCGACATCCGCTGGACCTATGGCAACGACCAGCAGTTCGCCCTGGACTTCTATGCGGTCGAGAATCGCCTGCTGGCCGGTGGCGGCCCATTTTTCCACAAGATCCCGAAGTCGCCATGGCTCTGGAACCTGCTGGAATGGTCGGTCCGGAGCTGGACCCGCGCGGTGCCGTTGTGCCACGGCAACCTTGTCTGCCCGATCTTCGACGCCAGCGGGACCGCCGCGGTGCTGCAGGTGCTGACGGTCAACATGCTCCTGCTTGGGACGACCGGCTACGAGGCCGGCCTCGACATGGACGTGTGGTATCTGACCGAAGCATCCCACGACATCCTCATCGCCAACGGCGTGCCAGCCTACAAGCAGACAGACGCCTTTGGCACCGACTACTGGTTTGTCCAGGCCATCGACCTCGCCGCATATTGTAACCGGATGGGCTTCGGCTCCTGGAACTGGGACACGAAGGACGGCCAGCCAACCGCCAACCCTCCGGTGGCCGACACTCGCTACAAGGCGGTCCGGAACTACGGCCCGGGCGAGCGGGTGCAGGTCGGCAGCTACCTCGACGTCACGACCGGCGACTACGTCTTCCTGACCCTCCGATACGTCGACCTGCGCCTGCCCAACGAGTTCGGCGCTTGACGCAAACCCAGCGTTGGCTTTTCCTCTGGGGAGTGCGCTGCCCCGTCTGCAATTCCATCTTTGCCGTAAGCCTCGGCGACTTCGCCCGGGAGATGGGGCGCTGCACGTCCAAGAAGAAGGCCGCCGCCGCTCGCCGCAACGGCAGGAAAGGCGGACGGCCGAGAAAGAAAAAATGATCGAAGAAACGCAACCAGTCGAGGTCGTCGCCAACGACGCCTTGGCCTCAATCGAAAGGGCACAAGTGGACGTTCAAATTGCCACCGCCCGCAAATACCCTCGGACCCTGTCGAAGGTGAAGGAGCGCATGCTGTCCTTCGCCACCCTCGACGAGGAGACCGCCAGCAGTTGCTTCTACACCCTCCCGGCGCGCCGCGGGGGCGACGACAAGCCGATCCAAGGACCCAGCATCCGCATGGCCGAGATTGCGCTGGCCTCGTACCAGCACATCAAGGCCGGCTCCCGCATCATCAACGACGACGGGAAGTTCCTCACCGCGCAGGCGGTCGTCCACGATCTCGAAAACAACGTGGCGGTCTCCATCGAGGTCCGGCGCCGGGTCACAAACAAGTCGGGCCAGCGGTTCGGGGACGACATGATCGCTGTGACCGGAAACGCGGCTTGCTCCATCGCCCTCCGCAACGCCGTGTTCCGGGTCGTTCCTCGGGCGCTGATCACGCCGGTCTATGAGGCAGCCAAGCGGGTCGCAGTCGGGGACGTCAAGAGCCTGACCTCAAAGCGTGCCCAGATCATCGGCAGGCTAAAACAGATGGGAGCCAAGGAAGCTTCCATCCTTGCGGCCGTGGGCGCCGAGAAGATCGAGGACATCGACTTGGCCAAGCTGGAGGTGCTGATCGGGTTGGGCACCGCCATCAAAGACGGCGAGACTACCCTCGAAACCGCGTTCCCCGGGGCCGCGCCTGCCACCGATGGCAAGCCGATCTTCAAGGAGGAGCCGAAGGCGGTGCCCGCCGCGCCAGAACAGCCGGTCGCCGCGCCGGCCGCGCCGGAGCCCGTAGCTGTTGAGCCCGCAGGGACCGCGCAGGAGCGCCTTGCCGCCGTGGTCACGGACGCCGGGTTCACGCTCGACACCTTCAACAGGTGGTGCATCGACACCGGGTTCCTGCAAGCGGAGGTCGGGACGTGGGCCGAGGTGCCCGAGGCGCTCGCAGCCCGATGCCTCAAGGGCGCCAAGGGGCTCGTTGCCCAGCTCAAGGAGGTGGCCAAGTGAGCGCAGACATCAACCGATTGGAGGAATTGGCCGCGCTGATCCAAGCCGAGGTCCCGCGCATCATTGGCGAGGCCACGGACGCCATCAACGAGTCGATCACGGTCGCGCTGGAAGAAGCGCAAGAGGCCGAAACCGATGCGCCTGCCAAGCTCAAGCTCGCGATCACCGCCACGTGGAACCTCGACACCAACAGCGTCGAGGTCTCGATGCCGGTGGCCGTGAAGCGCAAGTTCACCCGGACTGCAAAGCTCCCGGATCACAGTCAAGCCAACCTGCCGCTGGGAGGTGCCAATGAGTGACGAACGCAAGGGCCTCCCGTCCGCCAGTTCCGCGCAGCGCTACGCCCTCTGCCCGGGATCCTTCCTGCTGGAGCAGTCGGTTCATGAGCCGGACACCGCTGGAGCCGACGCCCAGATCGGAAACCGCATCCACGGCTTTCTGGCCGGGGAAAAGATCAACCTCGACGACGACGAGGCAAAGCTCGCCGCAATCTGCTTTTCGCAGGAGGTCGAGATCGCCAAGGCCGTGTTCCCGTTCCAAGAGCGGCTCACTATCATCCGCGAGCGCCGGCTGTGGGCGGTGGATGCGGATTTCAACAAGTCGTGGTCCGGCAAGCCGGACGTGGTCTACAACGACGGACTCAACGCCTTGGTCATCGACTACAAGACCGGCCGAGGCACCGTTGAACACGCCGCCGGCAACGCCCAGCTGCGGGCGCTGGCGGTCTTAGTCAACCAGTCGTGCGGACCGTTCGGAGAGGTGACGGTTGCGATCATCCAACCGCTGGCCGGCGACCCGACGACATGCACCTACAGGTCCGAAGACCTGTCCCGCGCAGACTACGAGATCAACCGGCTGATGTCGGACATCCGCAAGCCGGGCCAGCCGCGCAACCCGTCGGCCGAAGCCTGCAAATACTGCCGCGCCAAGGGCGTCTGCCCGGAGGCTCAGGCAGAGGTCAACAACCTCCCGACGCTGGTTCCGAGGGACGGGGTCGAGATCGTCATGACTCCCAAGCAGATCGCGGAGTTCCTCGCCAAGGCCCCGCTGGCCGAGGCCGTCATCGAGTCGGTACGCGGCAAGGCTCGCCGGATGCTGGAGGCCGGACACGCCATCCCCGGCTGGAAGCTCAAGCCCGGGTCGGTCCGCGAAACCATCACCCAGCCCGAGACCGTGTTCGGTCGATTCGTCGAGGCTGGTGGCACACAAGCCCAATTCGTCGGGGCAATCAGCATCACCAAAACCAAGCTAAAGGACGCGGTCAGGTCTGCCACCGGCCGCAAGGGCAAGGAGCTGGACGCCGCTGTCGAGGCCATCCTCGACGGCTGCACCGAGACCAAACAGACCGCGTCATCGCTGGTCGAAGACAAGGAGGCCGCGTGAAGCACCAGATGGACCTTGTCCAAGAGTTCCACCAGGTGATGCAGGTGCACACCCCGAGTCGCCCCACCATGCCGTCGCCCGAGGTGCACAACCTGCGCTTCCGGCTGATCGACGAGGAAGCCCAGGAGCTTGCCGAATCCACCAACCTGATCCAGTACCTGGACGCCATCGGGGACCTGCTCTACGTCGTCAACGGCGCCGCGCTTGCCGCCGGCTTCACCCCGGCCCAAGTCGACGCAGCGTTTGCCGAGATCCACCGGAGCAATATGTCGAAGCTCTGGAGCGCGGACGAGATCGACTGCATCCCGGCCGACTGTCGCGCCGTCAACGTTGGGGACGGTCGCTACATCGTCCGCCGGAACGACGGCAAGATCATCAAGAGCCCGTCCTACTCGCCAGCCGACCTCAGGGGGATCGTATGAGGGGCCTCCAAGCGTTCGGCTTCGGCCGCATCCACACCTCCGCGGAGGTCCACACCAACGACGACGACAACAAGTTCCTCCAGATGATCGTCGAGTTTGAAGATCGACTCCTGCACAAGAGCGGGAAGGTCTACAACCAGCGCGTCCTGTTTCGCTCGTTTGACCAACTGGACATCGAGCGCGTGCAGGACTTCACCGATGGGCGATTCGTCGTGGTGGACGGGATGATCGACGCAGTCGCCGAGAAGTCGTCAACCGGCTGGTGGTACGCCAACCCGCGCCTGACAGGACGGATCCACTCAGTCATCAACACCGAGCCATGACCGACATCCTCCACTTCTGGGTGCCTGGAATCCCGAAAGCCCAGCCACGGGTCAAGGCCTTCCGCCGAGGCAACCGCGCTGGAGTCTACGATCCGGGCACGGCAGACGGCTGGAAACTGCTGGTGACCAATGGAGTCAACAGGAATTGGAACCGCGTTCAATTCACGGGACCGCTGCGGCTGGTGCTGGCATTCGTCATGCCGCGACCGAAAGCGCATCTCAACCGGCACGGAGACGTCAAATGGTCCGCGCCGTCGTGGCATCAATCCAAGCCTGACCTCGACAATCTGGCCAAGGCTGTGATGGATGCAATCACCCAAATGCAGGTCTGGCGCGACGATTCACAGGTCGTCCAACTGGAGGTCGGCAAGGGCTACGGCACACGCTCTGGATGCTTCGTCGTCTTGGGTAATGCGTCGTCCACCGACCCGCTGCTCAAGCTGGATTTCCAGCGCTTCGTCGCCTGACATCACGGGGGCCGCGCATCCGAAAAACGCGGTCAAAAAAAATCTGAGAAAGTTCTTGCAAGGTCTGCGGTCTCGGCTAAGGTGGTGCGCGTCGGAGGCAATCAAGCCGCCGAGAAACGGAACGAATCAAACCATGAGCAACACGGTCACAATCAATAACACGTTCAACGCAATCTGGGTCGACGACGCCTGCATTACTTCTGGCGCCTATGTCATCGAGGAGACCGGGTGGTGGTCCGAAGACGGTTCCGCTTGGTACGGCGTAGAGTCTGCCAACGAGTTCAATGCGTCGACCATCGTGCTGGTCGGTGGGCCTGCTGACGGCAAAGTCATCCGCTGACCCCATGACAACCCTCTCCAACCTGATCTCCGCCCTGATCATCGTCGAGTCATCGGGCAACGACCTTGCCGTCGGCGACGGCGGCAAGGCCATCGGCCCGCTCCAGATCCACCGCGGCGTGGTGATCGACGTGAACCGGATCACCGGATCGAGCTACCGGCACCAGGACATGACCAACCGGGCACAGGCCCGGGCGGTCTGCGAGGCCTATCTGCTGCACTACGGCCGCGGCAAGACCACCGAGCAGCAGGCCCGGATCTGGAACGGGGGCCCTACCGGGGACTGCAAGACGGCCACGGTGGCCTACTGGGCCAAGGTCCAAGCCCAAATGACGAAAGGAACCAAGTGAACGATTACGACGCGTTGATTGCAAAGAAGCGCAAGGTGACGGCCAACTACGGCTTCGATCCCTTGCCTATCACGGCGCCTCTGTTTCCGTGGCAGCGCCAGATTGTTGAATGGGCCGTCAGAAAAGGCCGATGCGCTCTCTTTGAGGATTGCGGCCTTGGAAAGACCGCGCAGCAACTTGAATGGGCGCATCAAGTCTGCCAGCACACGGGAGGTTCCGTTTTGGTTCTGACGCCTCTTGCGGTCGCCAGGCAAACCCAGCTTGAAGCAGTCAAGTTCGGCATCCCGTCCTGCATCGCAAAAGACGCATCCGACGTTACCAGCCCGGGAATCTGGATCACCAATTACGAGAAGCTGGACAAGTTCAACACAGACGAGTTTGCGGGTGTCGTGCTGGATGAAAGTTCAATTCTGAAAAGTTTCACCGGCAAAACCAGACAGGAATTGACAGCGGCATTTAGCCGGACCCCGTATCGACTGGCGTGCACAGCAACGCCATCGCCAAACGATTACACCGAGCTTGGTCAGCACGCGGATTTTCTCGGCATCTGCACGCCGGCGCAAATGTTGGCCACCTATTTCATCAACGACACATTCAACACGGGCGACTGGAGGCTCAAAAAACACGCCGAAGCATCGTTTTGGAGATGGCTCGCCAGTTGGGCCGCGTGCGTTTCCAAGCCGTCAGACATTGGATTTGATGACAAAGGATACGACCTTCCAAAGCTCAACCTAGAAACCATCACGGTGCACGTCGACGAAAGCGCGTCGACAGGGGAAGACCTGTTTCGGATTGCAACGCTGTCGGCGACAACGATGCATCGAGAGATGAAGCTGACGTCTGGCCCGCGGGCCGACGAAGTCGCCCGTCTTGTGAACCACAGCACCGAGCCGTGGATTGTGTGGTGCAACACGAACGACGAAGCGGACGCTTTGATTGAGCGGATCCCAGATGCCATTGAGGTCAGAGGAAGCGATACCCCAGAACGAAAGCAAAAGGCCTTGGCCGATTTCAGCGAAGGAAGATCCAGAATCATCATCACGAAGCCTTCCATCGCCGGCTTCGGATTGAACTGGCAACATTGCCGCAACGTGGCCTTCGTCGGTCTTTCATACTCGTTTGAGGATTTTTACCAAGCGCTTCGGAGGTCCTACAGATTCGGCCAGACCCGAGAAGTAAATGCCTACATCGTGCAGGCCCAAACCGAAGGGGCTATTCTTCGGGCTATCGAAACAAAGATCAATCAACACAAAACCATGCAGGAAAACATGAAGCTGGCGGCAAAGGAATTGAGGTTTGCAACCTCGGAAACAATAGATGCCAAGGTCGACATCACGACCACAACCGGAGACGGCTGGACCGTTCACCATGGAGATTGCGTTCGGGTTGCCCGAGAAAAGATCGCCGATCACAGCATTGGCTTTTCCGTTTTCTCGCCGCCGTTTGCTGATCTTTTTACCTACTCGGCAGACCCTCAAGACATGGGAAACTGCTCAACGATGGCCGAGTTCATGGAGCACTTCGGCGTATTGATCGGTGAATTGAA